CATGATGTTTTTTGTATCATCAAATCCTCTGACTGATTCCCTTATCCATCTGTGTTTAAAACCTTCAGGTGCTGGGGGTGCGTCTAATGAAGAAGGTCTAACCCAGCCTTTTTTACGAGCTGTTTTTTCTCTAGTATCATTAGATCTTGACGTTTTATTTACCATATTATCTCCAATCTATACATATTTAGCGTATTGTTCAAGAGTAAGACCTAGTTTTTTTGCAATTGCTACTTGACTAGGAGTTAATTTTACTTTTTTAGAACCGCTTGTTTTTGATGTTCGTGAAGTTCCAGCAACTGTTTGAGGAGCTTTTTCTTTCACTTCTTCTTCTTTTTGATTAAATTTATTAGGAAACTGATCTTTCATATAAGAATTAATTTCCTCATAATAATCGTCGCTTTTAGGGTCATAACCCTCTTTTAAAAGCTTTTTATGATGAGCTAAAGCAGTAAAAGTCATCGCTTCATCTTGACCAAACCACTTATTTTCCTCTGCCCACTGTTCCGCTCTAGGATCAGGTTGTCTTTGAGAAGGCTGTTGTGGTTGAGCTTTTTCAGCCATTAAACCTTCTTGTTGTTTTAACAACTGTTCTCTTTGAGACTTAGAAGCAATAGCTCTTTCTTCTTCAATTGCTAATCTAGTTAAAGCTCTCTGAGCTTCGACTTGAGCATTAACATCATTATTATATAAGGCATCTTGATATGCCTTTTTAGCTTGTTCTATTTGAGACTGAACTCTTGTTTCATACTCTGAAAGATAGTTTTCATCAAGAGACTTTATTTTGTTTTCGTAGTCTTCGTATTTTTTCTTTGCAGTTTCTGCAAAACGAAGAGCCTCTTGTTCACGTTGTTCAGTTTTTTCTACTCTGTCTAAAAGTTTTTTAATTCTTCTTTGAACATTTTTAGAATATTTATCTAAACCATCATCCTTGGAATCATCCTCTTTAGAATCATCCTCTTTGGTTTTTTCTTCTTGTTGTTCTTCAGTGGAAGCCTCTACTTTTTCTTCTTCGACTTTTTCTTCTTTAGTAGATTCTTCTTCTTGAAGTTCAACCTCTTGACCCTCGCCAGTAGTGTCAAGGTCTACCATTTTTTCTTCAGTCATTTTTATCTCCTTAATAGATAGTTAGTACATCTTTCGGATCTTTCAACTTTGCTAATATTTCATCGTCATTAAGAATACGTATTTCTCCGCCTTCAATTTTGACTCTGGAGCCAGCATATTTAGCAAACACTACCCAATCTCCTTTTTTACACCAAGGTCCATTGGGAAATTTATCTTTATCAGCGTAAGCATCAGAACCCATACTTAAAATTAAACCCACATTAGTAGTGAGTTGTTGTTCCTCGATGGCTTTATCAGTAAGTAACAAACCACCTTTTGTTTTTTCTACACCTTTATAAGGTAATATAACCATTCTCCAACCTGTTGCCTGAGGAACTCTTTCCATAGCAGGTTTTTCATTCTCTTCTTTCTTTTTTTTATTAACGGCTTTTTTAAGCCCTTCTGGCAGTATTAAACTACTCATCTTTATTCATCCTTTCCATAATCTCTTTATAGTCTCTTTGAAACTTCTGCATTTCATGAAGTTTACCTAAACAATATCTGTACTCTTCAAAAGAAGTAATATTCATTGAGATTATTTCTTCTTCTAAAGCCTGTATCTTATCCTTGATAAGTTTAGTTACTTCGTAATCAAAATAAGCCACTATTTTGTAATTTTCTTACTTTTTTCCCATGAGCGGAGCCCAGACATTCCGAGTAAAGCTGTGACAAGCGGAAATAAAGTCGACATGTCAAGCTCTGGAAGTGGATTATGTTGAATGCTGAAAGCAGCTAAAATAAAAACTATAAATTGTTTTAATACGAACTCCCACAATATTGCTAACGCACAGGACATTCCGATGAGAGGTCTCCACGACCGCTGCATCATACCCCCAAAACCTGTAGCAGTAGACTTAGCATCAGCCAAGTTAATATCCATTTGCTTAGAGTTAATTTCGTTTTCTAATTGTTGAAGTTTTATTTTAATCTGACCTTTTTCTTCTTCTGAAGTGTGGACACTGTCAATAACTTTACCGACAGTGTCCACTAAAGATCCGCCTAATAATTTAGATAACATTGATTAGATGTATTGAGCAGCTATCCAACCGATTACTACACCGATTACAAGCCATTTTTTCTTTGGGTGTTTATCCCAAAGGTCCTTAATCCATTTTTGCATTAGAATACTCCTTCGAATTTGAGTCCTTTAGAGGCTATTCCGTATCCCTTTTTTTTCTTTGTGTCTTCTGGGACAGAACCTACTGGCACTATTTTTCCATAAGGAATATTCATACCTTGTGATTTAGGTCCTTTTTTAGGAGGAATAGTTTTTGTTAATCGCTTAGTCATTAGTGTAATGTTAAACTATTTTCTTCTGTTTTCAACCTACTAATTTGAGTAGTTATGTAGGTATCTGCTACATACTCTCCAAAGGCATCTACCATTGCTTCGCGACTCATACTTAGCATTACTTGAGCTAATTCAACAAGATCAACACCTTTTTCTGCTTGATCTTGAATAAAGTCCCTTGTTTCATCTATTATTTTTTGAACTCTTGCTTCGGTTTTTTTATCAATCATACTCATAATGTAGTTTGGTCTAGGCATTTTTTCTAGTCTTCTTTTCTACGCCTTTTATTTTACCTTTATTCTTAGAAGCATAGAAAACTTGTTCGCCTCTTTTTTTACCATATTCTTTTTTCATGGCAGACATAATTTTACTGCCTTTTTTGGTTAGTGGCATCTCTTCTCGCTTGGTTTAAAGTTTGATTTGTCATCTTGTCATACTGAACTTCAGCACGTTTATCTGCAATATCATAATCTTTTTGAATTCTTGCTTGATCAATTGCGTTCTTCTGTTGAAGTTTTTGTGCATCTAATTGCAGTTTTGCTTGATCAACTTGCGCATCCATCTGATCTTTTTGTGCGTCTTGCTGTAACTCCTGTTGTTTTAACTGAACAACAGGATCTGGTTGACCTCCTCCAGATAGTTGTTGTGAAGTTTGTTTTAATTCAATCATAAATTGAGCTTCCAGTTTTGCGATAACAGGATCTAATTGATCTTGTGGAACTTGACCTTGCTGTGCTAAGAACATCGCCTGTTCTTTTGCTTTAAGAGAAACATGCTCTAAAATATGTTTTTGTAATTTCATTGCCATTGGAGGATTACCTAAAATCATTTGATTTGTTCCAAAGATTAAGTGATTTTGAATATGTGCATCGTGATCTTGTCCCTCGTATGCTTTTAATAAATTGCCATCTAATAAATCAGCGTGCTCCATTGCTGGATCTTTTGGTTCAACAGGAGTATCTTTTCTTAACATCTGATCTACATCTTTAACACCTAAAGCCTCATACATTCTTCTGTACGCCTCTTTCATGTTATGTAAGTCAGGAGCGCTTTGAGCTAACTGTAATTCAGTTTGAGCTAAGGTCACTCTCTGAGTCATAGAAAAAATATTAGGATCAGAGACTGGTAGTACATCTACTTGCTCACTAAAGTCTTCTGCTTTAATAGTTCTGTCTGCACCCTGAACAGCGTAAGGATAGGTCTCAGGAAGGTAGTCTCCGAATACTTTGAATAATAATTTAAATTCTTTTTTCTGAGAGTAATACGATCTCTTGTGGATAGCGGACATAACTTTTGATCCTCTCTCCAGTAAAGCCATTGTCGTACCGACAGGAGCGTTTTGATTAGCATCGCCTACCTGTAAATCAGTGATAGCTGCAAATCTCTGACCTGACTGCACTACAAATCCTAATAAACTATATAAAGTTTGAGAGGGCTCTTTATAAGGCAGAGGCATTAAAGCATTTCGAAGATCACCATTGGGTGCATCTATATCTCTAAATTCACCTGGTTGAATAGGCTCTGCATCATCTCTAATTTTTAATCCTCTTGATTTAAAACCAGCGGGTAAGTTTGACAATGATCCCGCATCAATTAACTGACGAAGAATTGATGTGGCTGCTCTAGAAAGAGATCCAATAACATGTAGTAAACCAAAACCATAGAAACCTAATCCTGGTAAAAATTTATAATGAACAAAGTACTGCTTCTTCATTTTCTTCGGATCATCTTTTTCATAGTTTCTACGAATACCTACAATCTCACTGGATCCATCCTCAATGGTTACAATGTAAGGTATTTTAATTCCTGTGGTCTCACCAGTTTCATCCATGTCTTCAAAACCTTCAATATCTAATGAAACATGAAACTCATATAAACGAACATACTTGTCTCTGTCATTTTCTTTTACCCCTTCAATCTCGTCATACTTCCTTTGAACTTCACTAGGATTTACTTTATCGGGTTCAAGTTCAATATCTTTATAAAAACCTGAGACCTGCTTTTTTCTAAAATCATTGTAACTCATATTTACAATTTGACAGATACGATCACAGCTATCTAAATCAGATGCCATGTAGTTCACGACTAAGTCTTCGGCTGGAACAAACTTAGATACCGCTCGATCCATTAACTCGTCGTAATAAACTTTTTTAAATGTGCTACCAGCGAGAGGGAGATAAAATAACATTTGATCATACTCAGGTGTGAAGTCTTCCATTTTATTCATTAACTGATAATTCATGTATTCTTGAACACGCTGTGCTCTCGCATACTTATCAGGAGTTTCTTCTCCCATCACCACAGTTCGAACAGGTCCACTTGATGGCAGTAACTCTTTGTAGGCGGATGCCTGAAACTGAGTGGCACTCTCCGCTAATAGCGGATGGGTAACACCACTCGCACCTGTAAATGGTCGAGTGCGTCTTTCGTATTTAATTCCTAATAAATCTAATCCCTTAATGTAGGCTTCCTCCCAATCTTTACGAGAGGCGCGATCACTTTCCAGATCATCTAATAGCTCTGAGGATATTCTTCCTAGGAGTCGGTCATCTAAAACTTCTGCTAAGTTGGAATAGAACTCTACTTCATCGGGAAGCTTGGACAGCGGATCGAAGTCGAGAGTTGCTCCTCCCTCTTCATCCATTTCAATCTCTAGTCCTTCGGGAGTCGGGATTGGTTGACCATCAATCTCTACTTCAGTTTCCGATTTGATAATCTCTAATTCAGGTTTCTCTCCTGTTTGATATAAACCTTTGTCGGTATTAGTTGCCATAATTTATTTTTCCAATAACAGTATTTATATCAACTAACCCATTATTTACAAGTGATCGTCTTTGAGGAATACTTATACTACCGCCTTGGGCTTTCTTTGTTGGTGGCGTGCCTTTAATATTTGAAGTCTTGCTCGATCGAATAGTTCCATCGGACTCGGTTTTGAGTTTTTGGTCGAGGACTTCTTGGGCTGCCGTTCCATAATCTTTTGGTACACTTCTAACTCCTAATGCTGTATATAAACCTTGTTCAAGGTACCATCTAATCGCTTGAGTGTCACGAACTGATTTTCCTATTAAATTGGATAAATCTGTCATGTATTTATCAAATACAATTTTAAACTCTTTTGTAGGACTCCCTGTGTTCTCCATAACAGTTCCATCCTTATTACTAAGTATCTTACCATCTTTATCTCTGACATACATACTTCCACCCATTAATCTATTCATGCCTCTAATATTCCACATATCAGTAACGTTGTTATCATCGACTCCATAAAGGTTTGCCATAAACTCTCCTATCTTAGGTCCGAAGGCTCTATGTCCAGAATAATATTCCTCCATTCTAACTCCTTTTGATGGACCTAAGTTGCCATATTCTTTTCTAAAATCTTGAATATCTCTTCCTTGCACTTCTGAATGCATAAATTCTAAAAAAGCAGGAAGTCCGTTTTTTTGAATATAATTATTAGCTAAATTTAACTGTTTAGCTAGGTTAGAACCTCTTACTGTCCAACCACTACCAGTTTTTGGATTTGTTAAAGGTATTTGCCCTGTGTCTGCAAAAATATCAGCAACCTGTAACCCCACTTTAAAGTCCAACCCAACATTTACTCCTGAGGACGCAATGGCTGTTGTAAAAAGTAGTAAATCTTTTAAGTCAGGATTATTTGCAAACTTTGGATTTATTTTTGGAGCAATCTCCATTGCTTCTCTGACACCCTCATCATACCATCCTTCTCCTGTAACCTCTTGCTGTAATTGATAATTAATTTCTTGTAAGCCCTCATCCAGCATTGCTTTATAATCTTTTTCATTAAAGATATCTCTCTTTTTTCCTGAGTCTAAATACTCAAGAACATCTGGAATTTTTACTTTTGTATCTTTTAACTTTGCAGCATTAGAAACAAATTCTGGTCCGCTAAGTATCTGAGCGTTATTTTGATTTACTCTATCTATTATTTGTTGAGAAGCCTTTGAAGGATTTTTAGTTAAGAAACCTGTCCCCCTACCTTTATCATAAGGAATTGTAGTATCACCAAATTGTTCTGCTGTAGGATCAATAATCTCTCCTTCTTTGTTTTTCAAAAACCAGTGCGTCTCTCCTTTATCTAATTCCTCAGGAAAAGTTTTACTGTTTAACACATAAGATTTAAATCCGTTTTCTTTTCCATACATGTGAAAGGCGGCTTCTGATGCTGCATAACATTGACCACAGCTAATATCATCATCTTTCTTCAATTTTTTTAAATACTGTGGGTTTAATAAATCTGTGCTTAATACAGGTCTAATCTCATTTTTAAGAATGGAGTCTTGAGGACTATATACTATCTTGGGAGTAACATCTGTCTTCTTTTCTTCCGCTGTCATAATGAAATCAGAAGGATCTCGTTTAGATTCTGTAAAACCTACGTCTTCTACTTTTGTTTTCTCTTCAGGAACATCAGGCGTGATTAAGGGCTCAGGTTTTGTTGTTGTCTCTGGTGTTGATAAAATTTGATCTAAAGGAGTCTCGGAAGGAAGAGTAATATTTTTGTTTAACTCTTCATTAAATTTTCTCTCCGCGTCTATCTGTTCTTGATCGGGAGCGTAAACTTCTCCTGAGGGAGTTGTTTGCATTTCACTAATAATGCTCGCCGCAGGCGAACTCGCAAAATTTATCAGAGTATCATATACATCATCTAAAGTTATATTGCCAAGTGATAATTGGTTTTGAATCTCACCAGCTTGTTGTGATCCCAAAGTGCCCACGAGCAGCGATCCGAGAATCTTAGGATTCTGTAAAGCCTTGAGGGCTATCGGTCTTGCTACGTTGAAAATCATTAAAACAAATCCCTTGAGCTACCTTGAGTAGGTTTATCCGCTGATCGCGATCTACCTATCATATCACTAAACATTTTTGAAAACTGGTCTGCCTCTTCAACAGTATCGAAAGATAAAAAATCTCCCATTTGAATAGTATAACTTACGGGATCAATCCCCTCTTCGCGAAGATTAACTAACTTACCATCAATCATTCGAATTGTCGGATAGAGAACTATTTTTCCATCGACCTCACTATACTCTGTTCGAACGGTTTGATTATCTAACATTGGTGTCGAAGGGTCTAGCGCCCTTTTTACCCACTCAGCGTTTTGTATGTTTTCCATCTAGTCACCTTCCACTGTCCGCGGTTCGCTGTTCATATCATCCTGAACAATTAGACCGCGATCCTGTTGAATGCCTAGCTTATCATAGTTTTGTAAAACTTTAATTAATTCTTCTTTGCTCATACTATCGAGAGAGTTCTCCGCTTGCGCTTTATTATCGTAGAAGCCTGCCACCCGACCGCGGTTCACCTCTGCATTAACGGCAGCAGAGTAGTGCTTACCCTCGAGTGCCGCTTCGCGGATATCTTTCAGCGATGAGAGGTGCGATGCCATCGAAACGCCAGCCGTCTCATACAAATCTTGTTTTAATTCGTTAACTGCCTCCGCAACAAAGGGGCTTATCTGAGGATTAAGTAATTCGTGGGCAGTCTGTCTTGCCCTATCCTTCGAGTATCCCGCTTGGCGTGCCGCCTCCGCCGCAGATATTTTACCTGTCAGCGTTCCCTGAACATAGTTTGTCACAAACAGCATTTGCTTGGGGGTTAATTTTTGTTTTAGTCTCCTGTCTTCAGGATTAATTAATTTTTTAGTAGTACTCATATTTGTCATGTCTCACTGGTTCATCAATATCCTCGTCATCATCGTATAATTTGACGAAGTTTCCTTCTCGATATCTTATCAGAGCTAATGTAGTCGCGTCAACTAAGTCATCGTGCTCTCCATAAGGAAAAGACGCGAGTTCCTCTTGTAAATCTACCGCCCAACTGTCCTCGGTCCGCCAAACGTGACCCGCTTCAAAGATAGGGGAGACTGTATTTAAGCGAACATGTTTGTCCATACCGCGGTTCGGGGAAAATGCGGTTGCATAAACGCCAAATCGTCTAAGCTCATGTATCAAGGGTGTCCCTGATGCCTTTGCCTCAATAATTACACTGTCAGGATCAAATTTTTGTAATTGTTGCTTGGCAACCTGCTTTAATTCAGGAAAATCCCACCGACCTTTAGTGGATGCAAGTAATATTAAATGCGTTTCGGGTCCTTCGTCTGGATGAAAGATACCCCAAGTGGTAATTGCAGAGTAGTCAGCGGTTTCTTTTTTAGAAAATGCAGTGTCATAGCTTTGAATAATGAAAGCGCACTCTGGTGGATGAGGTTTTTCCCAAATATTCCACCACTCACGCTTAATAATACTAGTTCCATCATAGGTAGGGTTTTGTTGCCACTGGGCATTCCACTTACTTGGTACTAGAGAAGCTTTAACTTTATCTAATTCATCTAGTTTCCAGTACTGAGGCCAAATAGGTTTACGTTTCTCTTCATCATCATCATCTAAGATAGCAGGAAACTCTATAACTTCCCACTTATCTGCCTTTGGCTCTGCCATTTTCTTGACCAAGTTAGCAGTTAAATCTTTTTGAGACCATCTTGTCATCACAATTGCAATTGATCCACCAGGTTGTAAACGTTGTCGAGGACCTGAGGTGTACCATTCATAGGCATTCTCCATTGCAGTTGATGATAATGCATCCTGTTCACTGTGGGGATCGTCAATAATCAATAAATCCGCACCACGACCAGTAATAGCGCCACCAACACCAGCCGCAAAATACTCACCACCATGATTTGTTTCCCATCTACCAGCAGCTTGGTTGTCCGTTCGTAGAGTTACATTAGGAAAGATGCGTTTATATTCTTTTGAATTCATTAAGTTACGAATTTTTCTACCAAACCTGACAGCAAGCTCACCTGTGTGCGTTGCCTGAATAATTTTTAATCTAGGATTAAGTCCCATCATCCACGCTGGGAACAGATAACTAGCGAACTCGGACTTTGTGTGTCTTGGGGGCATATTAATAATCAATCTCTGTGCCTTATCCGCTGAAAATTTTTGAAATTGTTCAGAGGTTCTTAGGTGATGTGGTCCCTC